CTGGACACCTTCTCCGATCGCCGCGTGCATCATTGCGCGGTGGTCAGTGGGACCCAGTGCGGGAAGACCACGCTGGTGATGACAGGACTGGCGCACCAGGTCATCTGCCATCCGACGCCGGCGATGGTGGTGCTGCCGAATGACGTCCTTGGGAGAGCGTGGGCTGAGACCAGGTGGACGCCGATCGTGCGGGCGACCCCGGCTTTGACGGCCCTGATCCCGGACCGGCGTTACGACATGAAGGCCGCGCAGCACATGCTGGGCGGCAGCATCATCACGTTCATCGGCAGCAACTCGCCGGCGAACCTCGCATCCCGGCCGGTGCGGCTCCTGATCCTGGACGAGGTCGACAAGTTCATGGCGCAGACCGAGGAGGAGGCTGGCGCACCGCGGTTAGCCAGCGAACGAACCAAGGCATGGAGCGGGTATCAGATATGGACGACATCGACGCCGACCCTGGTGTCCGGTCCCATCTGGCAGGCCTTCATGGCCGGCGACATGCGCCGGTACAACGTTCCGTGCCCGCACTGCCAGAAGCCCGTGATCCTCGGTTGGTCGAAGCAATACACGCTTCTGCCGATCGTCGGGAACGAGGCCTGGATGAAGTGGGATCCGGAAGCCAGGAAGCCCAATGGCGATTGGGACCTGGAGCGCGTCTATCAGACGGCGCATCTCGAATGCCCGCATTGCGCGGGCAAGATTCGGACCGAGCACCGGGCCCGGATGGTGGCGAACGGGACCTGGGTTCCGACCTACGCCGGCGGCCGCGGCAACAGGTCATGGCACATCTCGAGCCTGTACGCGCCTTCCTTGCAGTGCAGCTTCGGGGCCCTGGCGGTCCGGTTCCTCCAGGCAAAGCACGGGCTCGAGGGCACCCAGAGCTTTGTGCAGAACGAGCTTGCCGAGCCATGGGAGGACCAGGCCGAGCGCGCGGAGCGGACCGAGATCATCATCAGGACAGAGGATCTCGAGGTTCCCGTTGGAGATGAAGCGCGCCGCTACCTGACGGTGGACGTCCAGGCTAAGGAACCATTCTTCTGGTGGGTCATCAGGTCATGGTCGAAGGATGGTCACTCCCGGCTCGTCGCCTTCGGGCATTGCGACCAGTGGGAACAGCTGGCCCAGATCCAGAAGGATCACCTGGTGGACGACTGGAACGTCATGATCGATTCCGGCTATGACGCTTCGACCGTCTACCAGGAATGCCTGGCGCACGGGAAACTGATCGCACAGCCGGGTGCCATCCCGACGCACAAGGGCTGGATGCCCGCCAAGGGCCGCGGGAAGGAGGCTGGGTGGATTGACCCAAAGACGAAGCAACCGCGGCTCTGGACGGTCGCCAGCGCGCCTCTCGAGCGTCGTGGTCTGCGGTTGAACCTGATCCTGTTCAACTCGGATGCCATGCGGGACATCCTGGTGCGGCTGAGGAAGCGGCAGACCAAGCTTCGGTGGGAATTGATCGAGTCGGCCGGGACCGATTACTTCGCCCACCTGGACGCCTACGTCCGGCGGCCGGTCGCCCAAGGCCGGCGGGTGGTGATTGAGTGGCGGCTGCGGGTCGCGCATCGTCCCGACCACCTTCTTGACTGTGAACTCATGCAACTGGTGATCGCGATGGTCCGCGGTCGGTTGCCATGGAGTTACGCGGCACCGAGCACGGCCGACGAGGTCACCATTCCCACATGACTGGACCACGACAAACCGGATACCTGAGCGAGCGGGGTTTTGCGGCCGGCAATTTGGCGTCTGCCAGCGATACGCGACGTGCGCGCGTCTATGTCGGGCCCTTGCCATTGGCCAAGGAGGAGCAGCGTAAATTGAGGAATTTGGCATTGATTCCAGGGCCAGATGAGACTCGGAAGCTCGCCCTAAAATTTAGCGTTCCAGCTTTGCCGAGCGATTTAGTTCTCAGGCTCGCCATGAAGTATTCCCGGCCATGAGCACTCCAAAGTACGTTGCCCGAAAGGATCTCGCGGTCATCTACGGGCGAAGCTACGGGTGGGCCAAGCGCCTGGCTGAACGCCTCGAGGATCATGGCGGCCGGTTCAAGGAGGAGGAAGCGGACAGGCTTTTGAAGGCTGGCTTCAAGCCATACAGCCAGAAACGTCCCAAAACGCCCTGATCCGCTCTAACGGTCAGGCTTCGGTCTGTTGGCATTCTGTCGGCCAGTGCCACTGGACCCGATCCGCTACAAGGGCTTCCTTCGAGCCTGTACCAACAGTGCGACGGCTGACGGCATCACGCTTCGGGCTCTCCTCAACGGGATCATCGGTGGCACCTACTCTGCCAGCCTCACGGGCCAGGGCAGTTTCAATGTCAGTTCCACGTCGAGCGCCGGACATTCGGTAAGCTTCGACACCGGGGCCGGCGCCGGCGGCATCGGCCAGCAGGACATCGGCAAGGCCGCGGAACTTCTGCTGGAGATCGCCGACTGGATCGTGGCGGCGACCCCGGCTCTCGATTCCGACAACGAAGCCTTGCGCCTGGCGATGATAAGCGAAGGCCGGATGCCGAAGCGGAACGTCAACCGCCTTCGTTCGCACGTCTGCCTGCATCCCTGGGTATGAGATTCAGCCTCTCATCTCTCATTCCCAAGCGGATCCGGCGTCACATCCGGGCCCGGTACGATGCCGGAGGGGACAGTCCCTTTCGCAGCTATTGGCCAAACTTCGTCCAGTCTGCCGCCAAGGACATCACCTGGGATCGTCAGGGTCTGATGTCCCTGGCCAGACGTTGGGACCAGAACAGTCCGTTGATCCACGGCATCCTCGAGCGTCTGGCTACCTACACGATCGGGTGCGGTCTCATTCCGATCCCTGCGTCCTCATCGAAACGGTGGAACAAGCTGGTCGCGCGGGCCTGGGAGGACTGGTCGCGACGGCCTGAGATCACCGACAGGTTTTCGTGGGGAACGGTTCAGCGAATCCTCTGGCGGTCGGCGCTCCGGGACGGGGACAGCTTCCTCCTGTTGACGACACGCGAGGACGGGACGCCGGCCGTCCAGATGATCGAAGGGCACCGGATCCGGGAACCCAACGCGCCGGCGACGGTCACCTCCGATCCAGGCGACGGCATCGTCCGTGACGCCAATGGCAAGCATGTCGCCTACAAGCTTGTCCGGGAAGATGGCGTCCTCGAGCGCAGGCTGGATGGCGCTGCTGTCATCCAGGTGCTCCTGCCAGAACGCCCTGATCAACCTCGAGGTGTAACGCTCCTGGCTTCGGCACTGAAGACCATCCACAACCTGGACGATATCCTCTGTCTCGAGCAACTCGCGGTTAAGGATGCGTCCTCAAAGGTCGACATCATTAAGACAGCTACTGGCAGCCTCAGCGAAGAGGACATGGTCAAGCTGGATGCCGATGATGTTCCTCCCGTCAATCAGGATGCCGTTGGCTATTACCGTGGTGTCTTCGGGCCGGAATCAAAGGTCCTGAAGCACGGCGACGAGTTCACTCCGTACTCGAGCAACCGCCCTTCGCCAGCCTGGCAGGGGTTCGTTACGTACCTGAACGACACGATTGCACTCTCAACGGGATTGCCTCCGACCGTCCTTCTTCCTGGAAAACTTGGTGGCGCCGATACTCGCAAGGATCTCTCGTCCGCTGCCCGCACTCTTGAAGCCTGGCAGTTCATGCAGGCTGACAGTTACCAGCGCGTCTACGAGTTCGTGGTCGGGACCTGGCTGGATGACGGCTTCATCGGCAACGCTCCGAAGGACTGGCGCCGGACCAGCTGGCAGATGCCTCGGAGCATCACGGCCGACGCCGGCCGGGACGCCAAGGCCGACCTCGACCTGGTCGCCGCCGGCCTCCTCACCCTCGAGGACTACTTCGGCAGCCAGGGATGGAGTGGTCCGCAGAAGATCCAGCAGATCGCCGACGAGCAGGCACTTGTCCTCGAACTCGATCCCACGGGCCAGCTGGCCACGCGCCTTTACTCAAAACCGGGCACTGCCGCGCCCGAGGAACAAACCGACGATGAACCAGACGCTAAGGCTGATAAGTCGGACGAACCTTCCGCCGACGATGGCGAAGGTGACGGCCGAGTGGATGCCGCCGACGACAATTGAATGGGCACCCGCAGGACGGTCGGCCATCAGTGCCACCATGGGCTCCGACCCATGGACCGGCATCGTCATAACCGGCCCAGAGGATGCCGAGCGCCTTGACGCTCAATTGCAGCGTCTCCTGGCCGAAGCGCGGGCCGGGACCAAGTCGCGTCCGTTTATTGATTTCGATCACGATGGCCGGCAAGCCGCGGCCATCCCAGTCCGGTTCACTTGGGACGATGGGATACGACTAGAGATCGAGTGGACGAGCGCCGGACGGGACGCCATCGCCGGCCG